ACCTGTAGCTATTGGTGTTACCTTTGCCCGCCACTGCCCAGCACCGTTAAACCAAGTTCTATAAAAACGGGGCACCCCCATAGTCATTAATTCACCGTCATTTTGCATAGTAAATACACCAGTACTGCTATCATAAGCTGCAAAAGCACTTCCTACTGGTATTTCCACATCAGTAATAGGCATTACAATATTATCCCAGCTTCCACCTGTGTTTTCTATAGCCCATTTTTGCTGGTCAGATTGTACAAATGTAGTCGCTAACATAGTACTGTGTTCGCCCCAGTTATAGTCCATATAAGCTTTCTTAAAAATACTGCCATTTAAGAAATTACTTTCGTAACTAAAAGGAGTAGCTTCAAATAACCTATCTAATAAATATTTACAATTAATAACAGGCCTAAAAGTATTCTCTGGTAACCCCGTTGTAATAGTATGGTCGTCATCTAAAGTAAAGGCACCAGTCCAATTAATAAAAGGGTATTTAATTACATTAGTATTACTAGCACCTAGTGCAGCATCATAAGCAAAACTAGTAACAGGTAGCGGGTTAGTAAGTGGTAGCCCTATTGTATCGTCCCAGCTTTTGGGTACTGTATCTTTAGTATAGTCGTGGGCTAGTTCTGTTAAATCTAAATCAGACATAGTACCCACTTTTAAATAATCACAAAAGGTAGTAGGCTCGCTATATAGGTTAATATTGTAGCTTATTTGCCCGTTCTTTTCTTGTACATTAATAAGTTTCATCCAGCCCTCAAATATTAGTACTGTATCGTCTTTTATTTTTGCTTTAGTTTTAGCAAATGGGTTAAAAAAGAATACATCTTGGGCTTGGCTTCTGGTTACATCAAAATAAAAAGAAAATATTTTATTATTATGCTTAGTAGCTGGCACCATAAAGCTTTTACTATAGCTTGCTATTTTTTCATCTACTTTTGTAAAGTCATCTACACTTAAATTAAGTGGTATACTTTCATCTTTATATAAATCTAGTATTACTTGCCCGTCATCTAAAAAGCTTTGCACTGTAGATACTGGTGGAGTAGTGGTTACATTATTATTATTAGTACCACTTATAGTATTAGGGTTAGGTGTTACATTACTTGGGCTAGCTACTACACTTATTTGTGTTATTATTGCTGGGGTAGTAGTGGCAGTTCCTTGGTAACTTACTTGTAATACTTCTGTACTACCCTGTGCTATAAAATTTTGGTATACTCTTGTAGGTGTAGTAATTGCTGTTCTTAATGGGTTACCTATATTAGCACCTGTAGTAGCATTTATAAAATCTTGCCTAGCTTCTACAGTACCTTGCCTACCGCCTAGCTGTGCCATTCTTGCTAAACCGTTCATCTTATCTGGTTGTTCCCAGCTTGTAGCACCTGTAGCCCCTATTTCTAGCTTACCTACTGGTGCACTTTCTATAGTAATAAGTACCCTATAGCTATTACCTTGCTGTAAACCGTTTATAGTTGTATATGCTATACTTGTACTACCTACTGTATTAGTATTGGTTAAGTGTAGTTTACTATTTTGGATATAAGGTGCATTAGCAGCTGGTATATCAGAGGAATGGCTTAGTCGGTAGTGGCCTATAGGTGCTGGTGCTGTTCTTAAAGCTACTTCATTACTAGGCATAGTAGTAGCGGTACCTGTATTTATAGTAGTAGCTATACCAGTAGCCATACCATTATTAAATAAAGCGTTACCGTTTAGTTCTGGTGTTAATATTGGGGCTAAATAAGGGTTAGTACTTACGGTACCTGTGCCTGCATTATTTGCACCAGTGCCCTGTGTAGGGCTTGTATATTGATAATATCCGTCATATACTTGCGGGTATAGTATTAGCTGTACTGCCATAGTTTATGCTCTTTGTACATTTAGTGGTTTACTCTTATCTATTTTTATATTATACTGTATCTGCTTATCGTTAGCTATTGTTTTTTTAGTATAAGTGCTGCTACTTATAATAACTGGCTCTATATATTTATGTATATAATGTACATCATTACTACCAAAGTTAAAAGGTGGGTTATTACTGTCAAATTTATTAACTATATATACTTGGCTACTAGTAAATAATTCCTCAAACCAAGCTGCTATTTCCTCGCTTACCCAGTCAGTATTAAGTTGTAAAGTTTCTTTAGCTTGGTTATTAAATACTTTCATACCACCTAAATAATCTTTAGGCCGCCAAAATTTTTCATTCCAAGTTCCGCTAAGTTGCTGGTAGTTTTTACGCTTGCTTTTTACTGTTTTTTTACTCTTTTTATTAAAAGTATAATAGTCCCAAGCACCTAATCTATTTTGCCAGCATAACCTTACAGGCTCGTAACCCCTACAGTCATCATATATTATTTCAAAATCATATACCCTGCTTACTGCATTAGCACTAGTTTCTGTACCTACAAAAACTTTATACCCTACTGCTGTACTCGGCCAAGTTTGGTTTCTACCTTTCATATTAGCTAAACCGTGCCCAAAATATATCCAGTAACAGCTTGTATCTAAATCTGTAGTAGTACCACCTTTACCGCCATTTACTGGTACATTATCATAGTTATTTGTCTGTACTATAGCACCTGCACTATTATAAAATTCTAGTATTATATTAGGTATATTATTTTTAGGTGTTCCAGGCATTGTCTGTACTTTACCACTATTAATACAATTAAAAAAAGCTATAGTACCATAATCGTTTTCCCCCATTTGCTGCTTAGTAGGCATATTAGTAATAAACTTACCACCTAAAGCACTACCACTAGCCCCCCTAATTAAATAATCACCGCTTCCGTCTGTGTAGTTTATATCTTGCATATCATAATAATACCTATTAAAGCTATCTACTGTAATAGGGTTAGTATGGGTTAATACACCGTTAAAAGCCATTTTAATAAAAGTACTTTGGTCGTGTGTGTCGTCTAATTCTACTCGGCCTGTACTTGTATTTAAGTATTCAATCCTAAACCTTAATTGGTACCAAGTTAAATTAGTAGCAGTTGTACAAAACCTGTCAATCTGGTGTATACTGTGCGGGGTAGTGGGGCTGTAAGCAGTTTGCTTAAAAGTACTATACTGGTTAGGGTTATTAGTTGTAACTCCAAACCGCCCCTCTTGCATTACATCTACATAAGCTTCTATTACTGGGCTTACATCAAATATACCACTACCAGCTGCATTAGGGCTAGCTTTTAAAGTGGCTACTGGGAAGTTAGTATTCATAGGTATATACTTTTTACCTACATAAACCTCACACAAAAATTTAACATTCTGTTCGTTTAGCACTACTGTATCACAAGTTACTGTAAATACAGTAGGTGTACTAGCTGGCTGTATTATGAAATTAGGTTGCTGTATAATTGATATAGCCATTTTATTTCTTTTTTATTACTGTGTTTATTTTATTCATAAAATCATTTTTAAAGCTAACAGAATAACCCGTTTTAAAGTCCTTTAGCTGCTCTCTAAGCGGTTGGCTGTAAAAGCTAAGGCCTTGTATTCCGTGTAAAAATATCTTTCTGCTAATTAAATATACTAAGCTTTTACGCTTTATAAACCTACCTTTATCGTCCCTAGCCCCGCTTACTTTCATAGCAGTCCACCTATCTATAGCACCTACAGGTGGGTACTTGCTTTTATACCTGTATGGGCTTTGCCGCCTTTTACCGTTAATATCTTTATAGTACCGCCTAGTTTCTTTACCGCTTACCCCTTTGTCTATAAAAGTACCATAGTCCGTGCTTAAAAACTCTACTGTAAAACCGTCTTTAGTTTCTTGTATTTTATAGTTAATACTTGCTTCTAGGGCACCAGTGGCCTTAGCAGGTTTTACCCGCTTTTTAGCTGCTGCTACTACCCTTTTAGCAAAACTAGTTAGGTATCTTTGTTGGCTTTCAGTAGCTTTATCCATTACTGTTTACTAGCTACAAATAACTCTACATTAACATTTTCTGCTGCTTCGCCTATACTTGGGTTATATACTTCTATATAACTTAAACTAGTCATAGTAGTAGCAAAATTAGGGGGAGTAGCTTCACCTAGCTTTCCTTTATCTGTACTCCACATTATACAGCTTTCATAAGGCCTTAATTGGAAGTTACAAGTGTCTGCTAGTTTACCTGCTTCGCACTGGTTGTCTAGCCCATTACTTACAAAAGCTACTCTAATAGTTACATTTTCATTAAGGTTAGTTACCCTTACATACTCACTATGAGTATAATCGTAGCTTTGGTATTTTGCGGCAGCGTTAGTAGTTTTAGCCCAGTTACCTATTACGGTACTAGCTGCTGCTTCTCCGCCACCGTGTGGGCACTCCATAATCTTTTCCGCTACATTTGTTATACCAGCTATGTTTATGGTATTAGTGCTACCCCTTACTGCCCCGTTAAGAGTAACGCTTTCGGTTATTGTACTTGTGAATGTCGTCATTTTTTTTTATTTAATTAATTAATCTATACAGTTATTGTCATCTTTTAAAGGCACATTACAGGCAGGGAATGGGTTATCTACTAACACTACAAAATCTACTACCCAGCCAGTTACATTATTATCAAATCTTTCTGTAAAAGGTGTAATAGTATATTCCCCGTCTGTATAATAAATAGGCCTATCGGCTGCACTTGCTTTAGTTATATCCCCATTTCTAAATAAAGATATAATATCTAATAATATTTGTAGTGTATCACTCATTACCTGCTGCTCGTTGCTTTGGCTTGGCTCTACTAAGTCCATTATAATTAGCTGAAAATTATATTGTAAATTAGTGCTTTCGGTATTAACAGCTTTAGGTACACAGTGGAAGTATGGGTATTTAGTATTCTTTTCTAAATCTACTTCCCATATATCGCCAGCGTCTACTTGGTTTACAAAAGCGTGCTTAAAAGCTACACAGCATATAGTGTCTATAACATTGTTATAAGTTTTATACTTAATACTATCGTATGGGTACTGGTCTGCTACACTAGTGCTGCTATCGTTTCTCCATAAGGCATATCTACTCTCTGGCATAATTTTATGTATTTCTTAATTTTCTTTGTACTTTATTTGTTAATTCTAAATCTGTTTCATAACATAACCAAGTTAAACAGGTGTATAATTCCATTTTAGCTATAGGCTCTAATTTAATTATATCCCCCCCAGTTAATCTATACATCACCCCAAACCAGCCCCACCTTTCTGCAAACCCTGTATCATTATTCCTACCTATTTCTGTTAAGTCCTCTCCACTTAGGTTGTCGCCTGCTTCAGTTTCTCCGTCAAAAACAGTGGCAAAATTTTTAATAGTTCTTTTACGAAAGTCCAAAAAAAAACCAGTCCACTTTGCACCTGTTCTGCTGGCATTGTTTTAAACTCTTGTTCCCTTATTTTTTTGCTTTCTAAATCGTAAGCTTCTATCATATAGTAATTACCCTTAGTAACTGTAATAGGCCTGTATAATATTGCCATAATTTTATGCAGGTTATTTTCCATTCCGTCTTTTATACAGTGCTCTAAATCTGCATATTCCCCTAAAGTTATTTCCTCTAAATTAGGGTGGAAGCCATACTCTTTACCGTTTACAGTTATTTTATTTTGCAGTTTACTATTTGCCCTGCTTTGTATATCTGCTAGCTTTTTCATTAGCTTGCTAATATCGTCTAAGCTTAGTTCCCTAATAATATTAGCTGGCATATCGCTAAGGGCTTTAACCTGTTCTATAGCTTCTTGTGCTTTACCCTTTTGGCCTTTTGCAGCTGCTACCAGCTGTGCCCAGCTTTCTAGCGTAACATCTTCCCAGCTATCTATAATATTATAGCTGTTTTCTTGTCCGTCTTTTGTTATATTTACTTTCATAGTTTGCTTAATTAGTAATAGAAATAGTTATTATTTAGTTTAAAATTGTATATTCGCACCAGTTTTTAGTAGTATTATTAAACTGTCTTACTACCTTTTGTCGTAACTTACTAGGCAGTTTATTAAGATATTTTGTGTAGTGGTAAGTTGGGTAGCTATTTGTTTTACCACTTAGTAAGCTAGCGTAAAATTGCCTTATCACTGCACAAAGTATTTCCCAAAATTGGGCTGTAATTCATAATACATTCTCATCATTAAAGCATCTGCATAATCGGGGCTTCTACCTATTGCTAATTTTACTTCCTCTTTAGGTATTATTTGTAGCTTATTATCCTTATCTGCGTCCTTTGTTCTTACCTGTTCTAGTTCCTCAATTATATGTTTTTTAATATTAATATCATCTAAAGTTATACCTATTTGCCCTTTATTTATTTTATCCGCTAGCTTATAATAGCACTGGGTTTTAAGGTTTTGGTAGTTTTCTGCATTTATAGGCCTGCTGTTATTTACAAAACCCTTACACCTTAAATAATCTTTAGCACCACCGCCTACCCCGTCCTCGTCAATTATTATATTAGTTAGCTTTACTTGGTGCTCTTGCTGTATTTCTTTTACCGTATTTACTATAAGAGGTATTTCGCTTTTAAGGAATGTTCTAACTTTTTTAATATGTAGCCCCTGCCAAAGAACAATAACCGTTCTATCGGCACCAAATCGGGCAATATCGGCAGTTATATATTTCTCCCCGTCTTTACCTTTTGTGCTAAATAAATTAAGTATAGCATCGTATTCTATTAAGCTGTCGTTACTAATATCGTATTCCCAGTTTCCGTATAATAGCCGCTGTTTACTTAATTCGTCTAGCTGGCTTAGCTGTGTTTCATAATGTTTACTTATAAACCTATTATCTACTACTAAGCTTTGTATAAACTTTTTAAAAGGTTTTAGCTTTTGTTCTTTATATGGCCTGTAGTATTCTGTATATACCCAGTTCTTAGCTGGGTTACAAGTCATAAGCAGTTTAGGTATTAAGTTATATTTATCTAGCTTATACCTTAACCTACTTGCTACTACATTTTTAGCTTTCTCTGTTACTTGGTTAGCTTCATCTATAAAAGCAGCTGTTATTTCTAAACTACCTAAGCTATCAAAATTTCTATCACTTGGGTATAAAAATAAGTCCTTTAATATTATTTCACTTTTATTAAAAAAGCTTACTATATTACTACTACCATTAAACCTATAATGTTTATTAGCTACTAACCCCCACTGCTGGCACACTTCAAAAAAAGTATTTAAAGTAGTTTTCTTTAAAGCGTCTAGCTTACTTCTGCCCATTAGGTACCTAGTGCTGGGATATTTAAGTGCTAATAATATTAACCAAGCACACCCTACAAAACTTTTACCACCACCAGCAGCACCACCGAACAGTACTTCCCTAGTAGTGTTATCAAATAGGTATTCTATTGCTAGTTCTTGGGTGCCCGTAAATTCTGTGTTAATATTCAACACCTTTTATATTTACATTAATTTTAATAGGCTCGTCACCACTGGTTAAGTCAAGTTCGTTTCTTTCTATATAACCCCGCTTCTTGCCTTTTGTTTTTAAAAAGAATATAGTAGCACTGGTATTACCGTCCCCTATTTGTTTATGCAGCTGGCTTTCCCCAAAATCTAAAGCTATATTTTCTATATCTGTTACTTGGGCTTTAAATTCTTTATCCTCTTTTAGCCATTTATAATAAGTGCTTCTCGGTACACCTGCTGCCTTGCAAGCTACAGTAACTACACCCAAGCTATTTTCTAAGGCCTTTAATAGTGCTTCCTTTTTTATGTGTCTACTTTTGTCTACTTTATCCATAATTTTATAATCCTTTAAAAGCTTTAAGCGGGTAGTATATAAGTGTATTCCTATACCCGTTTTCAGCAGTTGGTACTATGGGTGTAACCCCGTGTATATTTTTCCAAGCTGGGTATACCAGCATACTGTTATCTGCCTGTTCAAATGTAACATTATAATCTGGTACATTTAAGCAGCCACCTTTAGCGTTATTTCTTTTAGTAAATATTATATTTACACTACCTTGTATATTACCTGTATCTCTATGGTAAGCAGCTGCTATATTATAATTACTAATACTACTTGTAAATAAATTACAAAACCGCCATTCTTTTTTTACATCTTTAAATAATTCTACCTGCCTTTTATATATATGGGGTGTAAGTTTTTTAAGTATTGCTTCTCCCTCTAAGCAGGCTCCGAACATAGCTTTTATAAATACCTTAGCACTGTCTACACTATGTACTGGTGTAATACTTGGATAGGGCATTCGCATATGGGGCTTAGGTGCCCTACTGCCTAATATTGTACTGTACTGGGTTACTAAGTTTTTACCTTCCGCTAAGCGTTTTGCTTTATCTGCTTTATTTCCTTGCGGTCCCCTGCTCATTTCTTGCTTTGGTACATTATCGCTACGAAATTCTTTATTTGCTATGGCTAAATATTTTGGGGCTAGTATACTATACTTGCTAATATCGTTTATATAAAAACCTATTATTTCGTTATCTACTTCTAATAAGCAGTCCTCTTTAATATTTGGCTCTATATAAGGGCACTCGGTGCCTATTTTGGTAGTATTACTTACCTGCTGTAGTTTAATTGTTTTCATAATCTTTTATTAATTTTAAGCATTCTGTACTATTGTTACATTCTATATCGGATTGTATATTGCTTACCCGTGTTTTAATTGTTTTAATTTGCCTGTCGCTTTGGTTACTGCCCCGCCTTAACCTGCCTGCTTTACCGTCCCCATTTATTTTAATTATAAAAGGGTTAGCAGCTTTTATAAAATTACTATTCATAAACCTGTCGCCCTCAAATATAGCTATTTTGTTTACCTTAGTAATATACTTTAGCATAAGTGGTAAATCTTTCATTACAGCCATACTAAGCTTATCACTACCAGCAAAAGTACTTCCGTCATATTTGCCTACTATTATATGCTTAGCAGTTTCGTTAAAGCAAAATAAGCCCAGTTTATAACCTGTACTGTTTTTTATTAGGTTATTCATTACCCAAGTTTTACCTACACCGCATTCCCCTATTATTAATATTAGCACTTTACCTGCTTTAATTTTTCTATAATTAAGCTGCCTATATAAATATTAGCTTTCCTTAATTTACTTATAAGTTCTTGGGCTGTATCATAATCACTTGGTATAAATTCAATCTGTATTGCCCTTTTAATATTAGCTTCTTTATCCTCTAGTGTAGTGCCTAAATCTAAATCATCTAATACACCATAATCTACTGCTTCCTCTGGCTGCCATACATCTAAACCCCATTCCCCTAACTTAATATTATCCCAATCATTTGCCAGCAAGTCCCATTCCCATTCTCCGAAACCTACATTATCTTTAACTATAAATTCTTTTTTTTGGTTTTCTGTTAGGCCTTTTGCTACTTTTATATGCACTTTTTTTAGGCCTGCTTCTAGGCAAGCTTTGTGCCGCATATTACCACCTAGTATAACCATATCCTCATCTACTATTATAGGCCTTAGTTCTAGCATTTCTGGGAAGTTTTTAATACTTTCTACTAGCTTTTTAAATTTGCTTTCTTTTATTATCCTTGGGTTAGTACTATTAGGTACTAGCTTATTTATATCTATTTGCATTTTGTTTTATTTATGTTAATAATTAATATAATTTGTTAGCATTCATTTGGTAGTGGTACCTTTATACTTAGTTCTTGCATAGCCCAGCACCTAATACATTCACAATAATCGTCAAATTCTGTTACAGACATTTCTTTACTCCTTTCTGCTGCAAACTTATTAAGTAGTATACTGTGCATTTCTTGCTTACGGTAGCCCAGTTCGTTACCTAATAATAATACTATACACTTAAAATAGTATTTATTTTGCCTATCACTTCTTTTTTTACCTATCATTCTTTTATGTATTTTTTATATATAGCTTCTAAACCATTAAACACAGCTGCTAAACAGCTGCTACAGTTTGTATCTTTATTAAAACTAGTATGGTATATAGTATTATGCAATTCTATAGCGTTAGCTTTTACTTTATGGTTTTTAGCTTGCTTGTCTTTTATATCTGGCCATATTAATTTTACTTCATTAATTAAATTTTTTGGTACTATATCTGGTTTTTCTAATACGCTAGTCCTTAACCACTTTTTATCGGGGCAGCTTAAAGATGCTATCTTGGCCTTAACCCGCATAAAACAGCCGCACCTAGTGCAAGTTCCAGTAGGTTTAAAATACCTGTCGCAGCTTTTACATATTGCTAAGCGTTCTTTATATATTTTAGTGCTGGCTAAGTATTTATTTATCCCCATTTAATAATTCTTTTAAGTGGTTTCTTACTTTGCTAATAGTTGTAAATAAGCTGTTCCTACTTATTTTGGTTTTAGCCGCTAAACTGTCTAAAGTGTTTCCGTCAAAATAATATAGCTTAAAAATATCTCTATCGTACCAATACATATTATCTAACGCTGCTTCTATTAATTCCAGCTGGTGGTACTTTGGTATTGAATTTTCTATTAATTCGGGCTGCTGCTCTAAAAACTCCTTTATTCTTTGTCTATCTGTGCTGTTCCTTGTAGTTTCTAAGCTGCTAATTTTTTCGTAGTATTTATTTATTTTGTAATAGTACTGGCTTTTTTTACTGGTTAAGCTTCTTTTTATAACTATACACCCGTAACCTATTACACCAGTAATTCCGTCTTTATTATATATATTACTAAGTGTGGTTTTATTCATTTGTAAAAAGTATAACATAAGTTCCTGCAATACTTCGTCTATTTCGTTTTTATCATTAGTAAATTTATAAGCATATAACCTAAATTTCTTATCACTTTTTGATATTTCTATATAAATATTATTCATTATATAGTTTTAACTCCTGCAAGTCATTTACTAAATCGTGTGCTAAGTTTGTAAGTACTAATCTGTAAGCCCTTACAGTAGCCCTATTTCTATTAGTTTCCATACCAGCTAAAAAGGCCTGCACTGCTACACTTAAATTAGTAGGTATTATGCTTAAAAAGTCGTAAAAATTGCCTATTTCCATATCGTGCTTGTATCCGTTATGGTGGGCTATTATTATATTAGTTATATCTATAAAGTCGTTATACCTGCTTTTATTTCTGCCAGTTATTATAGCTATGGTTTCTATAACTGTATTAGCGTATCGTTCTACTAACACTTTATGCTCGTAGCTTATGCTACTTATCGGGTGTAACATTAAGCAAAGTTATCAAAATTCTGTACTATTTGCCTTTGCCTTTATTAATTTATCAACAATTTTTTTATAATAACTTATTTTTTCTTGGTATTCTACTGCCATTATTTTTAAAGTGCTTCTACTTTTTACTTGCAGCTGCTCGGCTAATTTAGTGCCAAGCTTTTGCCCAAAACGGTACTGTTCCCCATACCTAAAGACATTACAAGCGGGGCACTGTGGCCTACAATTATCCTCATCAAATCTAGTAGCTAAGTATTTTCTACTGATAAAGTGCCCGCACTGTAAGTATTTATAATAGTCCCGCTTATTACAGGTATAGCAATAGTTATACCCGTTACTATCCGCATTTTTTAAGCGAATGTATAAGCTAAAATATTTATCTAACTTTTTTTTAAGTTTAGTTATACTGGCTTTTTTTGCCATAACCTAAATCATCTTTTACTTTATTTTGTTTTAATTGCCTTTCCATATATTTTTTACCCCTTAGTGCTGGTATAACTTCTTGCACCTTTGCCCTTAACCGTTGTATAGTGGCATCAGTTGTAAATTTATCCTCGGCATATAATCTTAAAAAGTCAGTAGCTTTAAAGGTTTCTATATCAATATTTTTAGCCAGCATTTCCCTATACCATATGTGAGTACAAAGTTTTCTATCGCAGTCCCTTAAATATTCTTTTTTACTTAATAAAGCTTTTATTTTTTCTTGTATTGTTTTCATTATATACACCTTAAAATTAATACTTCGTTATTATTTTTTTTATACATTTCTTTATACCGTGCTAAATCTTTTTCAAATTTCGCATTATATTCTTTTAAAGTTGGCCTATCTTTTCTGGTTTCGCTAAATACAATACCCTCCCAAAAGCTACCTTTCTTTTCTTTGCAGTAACTATATACCTCATCAATATTATAATTGCCGCCTGCTGCTTCTATTTGTTCTTGGGTACCTACTACCCTTAAACTTTTAGCCACTTCTTTACAGTCGGCAAAATCTTGGCCTGTAGCAGCGTCTGTAGCTGTAAAGCCCACTAAGTCCATATCGTATAAAACCCAGTCCTCAATAATTAATTTACTCATTTTATTTGTTTTTTAGTAGTTAATAGTTTAGGCATTTCTCTATACAAAGGTGCCTGTTCCTTTGGTACATTTAGTGTTCGTACTTTATATATATCATTATTTATTTTATCCTTTTGCTTTCTTACCCAGCTGTAAAAAGTGGGTATATTAATAAATATTTTATTCGGGTCTGGTGCTTCCCTTACCCCGTTCCTAAAAGCTTCTGCTATATCGTGTAAGTATAACCTGCAAAAGCTGTTCTCTATTTGTAAATCTTTAGCAAAACTATTTGCCAGCACTGCCATATCTTTGCCGCTGGTTTTGTGCCTTAACTCTATATTTACTATATTTATTAAGTCGTATACTTTTTCTTTTAATTCGTTTAAGTTATAATCTTGTAGTGCTTTCATTAGTTTTTAGTTAAGTATTGTTTACCTTTATTATATTCGTCTAATTGGCTATCTATTTTACTTTTAGGTGTAACGCTTTTGTTCCACTGTTTATTTCTTTTAAGCCAAGTATTCATTCTTAATTTTGTGTTCCAAGTTCTTTTTAATTCAAAAAGCATTTTGGTATTACTTTTATTAGTTTCAGTCCAGTAATTTATAAATTCCTCTGCTACTTCTTGCGGGTAAGTTAATTCTACTACTAAATTCATTACACCATTAATAAAATTATTTCGCCTTTCTATAATATTATCTTTATTATTATTATTTATTATTTTATTATTATTAATAGATATTTGATTTGTTAGCCCCTTGTTATGTAAAAACTGCATAACTTGTTCTGCATTAACTTTAAAGTACCTTTTAGCGGGTATACCCTTACGCTTTACACTTATTAGCCCTAAGCCCTTTAATTTAGCTATGGCTGTCCTTTGTTTATATACGCTTAAAGTTGTATCCTTTTGTATATTTTCTACAGTATTAAAAAAATAATCAGTTACACCTTTTTCGTTTTCAAAATATACCTGCTTACTTATTAAATCTGCTAACAGTGCACTGGCATCTAGGCCTACTTCTTTACTTAACTTTTTATTTACTATTAAATAAGCTGTACTACTTAATAAATCTATCATATTTGTATATCTAAATTATGCTGGTAATTTTCTAAAACTGGTTTTAAAGTTTCTATTATTTTAGGGAAGTCATATAAAGTTGATTTTATACTGTGGCTAGTATTACCACTAGCTATAATTATTTTACACTTACCCCGTTTTCTACCAGTTATACCCTGTTCTTTTATTATACGCTTTATCTGGCTTTTATTTAAGCTTGGTTTAGCGTTTTCGCTAAGTGCTTCGCTTAAAGTATCATAGGCCTTTTGGTAGGTTTTCCAAGTTATATACCAAGTTTCGTGCTGCCTTTCGTAGTGGTATATACTACTCCTATCCCTATTTATTACAGTTCCTATAGTGGTGTAGTGTATTTTATGCTCTACCCTTGCTATATTACTTACTGCCATTCTTACCCGTTGTATATCCCCAAATCTACGGGCACCCTTTAAGGTAGCAGTAGGTATATTAAATACCTCTGCCGCCTTATCTAGTATCTTTTGTACTAGCTTGGTGTCGCTTATGCTTACTCTTTTTACATTCATTTTAAAAAGGGTTATCGTCTATATCTGCTTTAGGTGCATTAGGGTTAATACTACCAGTTATATACTCGTAAAATACATCAGCGTCTGCTAATATATCAGCATTAGTAGTATTCCTATTAGCGTGTATTATTCCAGCTGTTTTAATAGCTACACTTTTAGCCATTCTGGCCTTATCATCATCACTATACTGTTTACCACCGCCACTATTACCACCAGCATAATTAGGGTTTACTATTTTTATAGTGCCCTTGTCGTTTAAGCTGTACGGGTATTCCGTGCCTTTTTCTACTTTGCTTTCGTTAGTTTTACGGTATAGTACACCTGTGGTACCGTCCTCAAATTCTAACTCAAATTTGTACATTTCTTTAAAAGTGCCTGTAGGTTGCACATTAATTAATTTACTTTTTCCTTCCATTTTTTATATATGTTTTTAGTTTGCCTACTATTAAGGGTTTCGGCTTATCCCATTTGTTATTATCTTGGCCTGTATGCTCTAAGCAATTACTGCAAAAGTCAGTACCTTGTATTATTTTATATCCGCAGCAATTACTTATCATAGTTTAGCTAGTTTTTTTCTTACACAGCTTTTAAGTTCTTTTTTATTAGTAAAGCCGCTTTTTAAAATATCCATAGCGTCAAAAATAATTAACTCTTTTTCTGTTTCGCCTGTAAATTCATTTACTGTTATAATAGTTACCCATACCTCGCCCTCGTAGTAACCTAAGCTATCTATTTCTTTTACCCATTTAGTAGTGGTAGGCTCGTTTAAGTGGTCTTTTAAATATTTACTTTCCATATTCTTGTGCTGTTTTACTTATATCCATTAATAGTTCTTGTGTTATATTAGTATTATTATCCGCAGCTGTATACAATTTACTGGCAGCTAATATAGGTAAGCTTTGTAATACTGCTATCTTATATGCAGTTTTTTCTATATCTGGTGCACCTTGCTTATCTTGCGGTACTTTTATTACACTATTTTTAGCTTCATACTCTTGTACCATTAACCCGTCATCATTGCAGGCATAATGGTTAAACCAAAAGCGGCACTTCTTATCGCCTGTTATCCACCACTTTTTAAATAGTATACTAATTATATCTTTTTTCTTATAGGCATAAGTGCTAAGCTGGCACCTAATTAGTTTAGTGTAGGTGCTTATAAACTGGCTTACTGGCATATTATAAAGCCCTATATCGTCAAAGTTAATACCAGCAGGTAGGTTAATATGCCTGTCGCCAAACATATCGTCCATACCTTTTTTAAATTCGTCTATTTTCATCTTGCCTGCTGTATTAGTTCGTGCATCATATTTCGCCAAGTGTCCTCGGTTACTGGTGTATTAGTTTCGCTAAAAGCTGTACTAAGTGTAATATATTTAAACTCTATACCGTCACTAGTTTGCTGTAGCATATCTGCAACAGTGCGGCCATTTTTAATTCTTACCCTGTATAGCCAGTTAGTGTGGTCTACATTCCACTTAAAGTATAGGGGTAAATCGTTACCGTCAAATTTTTTAATAGTAGTAGTGCTTACTGGCACCTCAATAATTTTATTCATAATTTTAGTTTTTAGTATTTTAATTTTTAGTATAAATCAGTTAATTCAATTTTTAAATTTTTGGCTAATTTTAGTATGTGGTAAGCCATATGGTTATGGTAATTGTTACAAACCTTTACCTGTTCAGTACCGCTAAGCTGTTCTACATTATGTAATTTAGCTGTATCAGCTATTATATCTGTATAATACACTGGTAAATTAATTACAAAAGGGGCACCGTTTAGCCATTCAGCTATTCTGTTTTGTAAATTAGGTGTACGCTGTTTATTTCGTGGGTAATTATGCTCAACATTAAAGCAGTGTAAAAGGTGTTTTACTTTGCCATAATAGCTGCCAATATGTGGGGCTTGTATATTATCTATTATATAGTTTTGTATTTTACCTATATAAAATTTTGTGTTAGTTTTTAGTAGTGCCATTTTTAGTACATTTTAGTTTTAGTTAATACTGGGTAATTAGGGTTACTGCTTTGGCCTGCATATGCTAAATCTGCAAAGTCATCAGCAGCTACATTACCTAACTGTTTTCTAATTTTACTTACAGCATTACCAAAAGCTTTATACACTGCACCTGCATAATCTAAGTATTGACTATTTTTGTGCTGCCATTTGTATTCGCCACCGTTCATATAGTGGCAATTTACTAACCATAATTTACTACCTTTTAGCACTTGGTTTACTATTTTTTGCTGTGCTGGTGTAAACTTTACTTTTTTTAATAATTTTTCCATTTTAAATATTTTAAATTAAGTACTATAATTTAAGTTAAAGCCAGTAGCCAAGTACAGTTAAAGCTGGCTGCTATTATTCTTATAGCTAAGGTTTTCGGGCTTATAGTTTATAGTTTTAACTTGCCTACTTACAACGGGTACAAAGTTATAAAAAATAATTTAATTAACAGTTAAACGGTTAAAAGTTATTAACAATATCATTGAGCATAACTATTTAAGCTATAAACGATTTTAAAGCGTTTTAAGCGATTTTATTCCCTTTCTAGTATGTTAGTATTGAATTATAAAGCTAATAGCAGTACTATTACGATAAGTGTAAAGTATAGTATAAATAAGTACTTATCTGCTTTAGCTTCCATTTTATTTATTTCCTAATGGCATTAATAGGTTAATAGGTAACTTTCCGTTATTTAATACTACAGCTGCACCTATTGCTGGTTTCTTTCCCCTTTTAGCATAAGCCATCGCATAGCTGTCGTGCTCTATCCCGCACCCTACCTGCATTCCAAAGATACGGAATTTTTGTCCTACATAGTGTTCGCAGTATGATTGTGTATGTAGGTGGCCTTGTACGGTGTTCATCATATCTGCCCTGCATTTTGTACGGGCTGTGCCGCCCTCTCCGTGTACATATTGTACCCCGTCTATAACTAACCTGTCTGTAAAGTGCCAGTTAGGTACTTCTAATACTTCTTTATAGCTTTTTATCCATTTGCTAGGTATAGCACTTGTCTGGGCTTTTCTCATTACTAATCTGTCGTGGTTTCCCAAAATTACAGTCGCTCGGGGGAACACTGCATACCACCTGCTTATCCTACTTATAGCAAGTTCTAGTTCTGCACCGCCCCCTAAACCGTCTGCGTCTGTTTCGTGGTAACTGGTATAATGGTTATCTATTATATCCCCTATAAAAACGACATCAGTACAGCTGTATTCTAAATATTTTTCTTTACAGAATAAAAGGTATTTATCCAAGCAGAATGGCTCGTGTAAATCTCCTATTACTAATACATTTCTTTTACTAGCTGCCCTGTGGTTTTCCAGTAGTTTTATTTCGTCTGGCTTTAATCTATATCTATTATTACTTCTTTGAAGCATCTGCAATACCTTGTCCTAAAACTAGAGCAATAGTAGAATATAAAATACTTTGGCTTACCTCGGGGTCTATACCCCAAGTATCGCTAAGTAACTGTACGATAATACCAGCTACAGTATAAAGGAATTTCTTACTAGATAAAGCTTTCTTTATCGTCTGTGTTAATATCCATTTTTTAAACATAATTAATTTATTTTGGTTAATATATTTTTATTTTAGCTACCCCTTTAGCTTCTTTGTGGTCGCTAGTTGTATTAATATTTAATTTTAAAGTAGTAGTACCTTTTAAGTTAGTAGGTATATGGTGCCAAGTTGTACTAACATTATTAGGTATAGTTCTTGTCTGGCAATAATTATCACAATTTACTACAGCATCTATACTCCAAGTAGCTTTTTCGTCTTGGTTTTCTATTTCTAAATATATAGCTACTTTTTTACCGCTGTATTCTGCAGTACCTAAGTCAATAGTATGTTTACCCTTTACTAATTTGTAACTAATAAACTGCTGGCTACTAAAATACTTTAACGCTTTAGGTTTACGCTTTATTTCAGCTGCACCTGTATCTGGTGCTAAAGCCCCTGTTCTAGTTTTGCTTTTTTTCTTTGCCATTACTTTTTTCTTTTAGTTGGTTTCTTTTTTTTCTTTTTTGTGCTTTTACTTTTATATCCCATTTTATTAATATTTATAAGTCCATATTACATTATCATCTTTCTTTTTATCTAAATCTAGGTGTATAAAATTCGTTCCTAAACCTATTCTATTTATACCAGCTTGTATAGCCCCGTTAATTATTAAAAAGCGTTCTCTGCTGCCTTTATATGCAATATCTGCAGCTAGCCCAAGCTTATGGCTGCTTCCAAATCTACCCCCCACTTTTAAGTTATGTTCTTGTGTCCTATAGCCGCTATTTACTTTAAAAGTGCAGCCAGCTATTTCTCTTGCCTTGTCTAATTTTTGTAAAAATTCTTTATCCATTTTACTGCCACTACCTGCTAAATCTGGGCTGTCAAATTCACTCAATTTAAAGTGTTTTAGCTGTATATCGTAAGTTATCGTATTCACTATTTTAAGTCGTTTTAAGAGAGTTTTGATGATGGCTAGTATATTGGTATTGAAATTCATAGTTCGTTAATTTACTAGGAGTGGCTGTCATCTTAATTTAATTTTATTTGCCTTGCCCTTTGTAGGGTTTTTTGTATCCATTTTGCCCCCTACTTGCGTTCTTACTGTGTACACCTTTCCGCTTTTTTTTGGTGCCAGTTCTGTATAAAAAAGCTTTAGCTTTTGCCATTTTTATTTTTATAATGGTGGCTTAATTTTGTAATAGTATATACAATAGATACTAATAAAAGTATAATTTTTAAAGCCAGTTCAATGTTAGTAAAAGTCGTTACACTAAGTGTAATACTATTTAATCCTATTACTTCTGGTAGCCCGCTTAGGTTGTTTTTTATCGGCATTTTTTATATATTTTTTTAAAGCCACTTCGTTTTTAAGCTTCGGCTTGTAATTGGTTTTAGTTGACATTAAATTTATATGGGTTTGATTGTTTTGGTAAAGTAGTTTCTAAATTCATTCCGTTGTAAAAAGCATTAGTATCTGGGCAAACTTCATCACAGCCGCTATTCTGGTTATATTCTGGCACTAGTGTATTATTAGTACATAGCCATTTAATTAACCTTTCGGTATAAAATTCTGCTGTATTCCTTACTTCCTCTCTTAAATCTTGGGCTTCCTCTCTAGTTAAAGCTGTGCCCGTTTCACTGGTTTTGCTATAGATATTTCCGTTTTGTACTTTATACCTTAAAAAGGGTATACATTCGTAAAAACCCCACTGTACTAAAGCGTCTGCTATATAATCGTCTAATAGTTCCTTATAATCTGCATTAGCAGGTAAACTAATATCCCCAGTACTTATTAAAGTTTTAAGCTTCTCAAATAATTTCGTACCAAGTTTAGTTTCCATATATTTTTTCTGTGCCACTTTTATATGGGGAAGTAAATATTCTGCGTCTACATTTCCATTGATAGCAGTAGCTTCTTTTAACCTATTTTCACTTATGAATAAGACATATCCAGCCATATTAATTTTCTTTTATTATCCGTATTTTTCTATTAAATCTTTACTAACAAAACCCCTATTCGGTAATTCTGCTGGTGCTACTGGTACTTGCTGTGGGTTAGCTACTGGCTTAAAGCCCTCGCTTCTTGCTTTAGTAGTAGTTATAACTGTAGCATCATCTAGCCCCATTCTTTGCCCTACTTTTGTTTTATATATTTTTCTATACCAGCGGTGATGACAATTACCTCCCCCTTTCCACTTAAAGATATTATAATTAGTACTGTTACCTCTTGGTCCCCAGCCCTTATTAGCACCTATTTCGCTTAAACTTGTAGCAATACCCCCGTCTGATTTTGGGGCTAGTTCCTCCATTCTATATACTTTACCCCTATCTGCTGCTGCCATCATAGCCCTGCAAAATAATCGGCTACTGCTTCCGCTTTTATATGGTATACTTTTATCCCTATTGTAGTAATATCTTACCCTATATAATACATCTTGGTATTCGCTTTGCTTGCTTTGCCCGTCTTGCTTACTTTTACTATCTACTCTACCATTAGGTGCGGTAGTTCTTACCAGTTCTGTTTTACTTAGCATAGTATTAGCTACAGTGTTTAGTGTATGCTCAAAATTAGCGTCATCTAAACCAGCTTCGCTATCGTCTACTTCTACCCAGTCAGTAGCATTGTCTAATATTTCTCCGTGATTTTCTATCCATTTTTCTAATATAGTTTGCTGGCTAAGCTTTTGGCTATTATAATCAAATTCGTCATCTACTACTTCCTCTACTTCTAAAGGTGGTAACCCTAGTTCCTCTCTTATTTCCTCTTGCGTCATTACAGCCCGCATATCATCTATAGTAAACCTAGTAGTCATTGGTTTAGATTGTACAAAAGCTAAATCTACATTAATACCGTTTACCATTAGTATTTTATTTAGGCAGTTAAGTATAGTAGTTTGATAAGGTTTTATAACAGTATTTAGGTAAACTTCAAAAGCACTGTTTAGTTCGTCTGCATTACTACCTAAACCTGTATCGTTTTTAATACCCATAAGCATCGGACTAGTAACTCGGTGGGCTACAAGTATATTCTGTGTCATTAATTCTTGTAGTGCTAAATATTGCTTATCTGCATTACTTACAGCTATAGGTGTTATTTCTGGTGTACGGTTTTTATCCTCGCTAAAAGTGAGAACAAATCTACCGCTAGCATTAGTGCCCGTAAATTTATTCTTTAAGCTTTTTTCTATAGCAAACCTTTCCTCTTGTGTAGGCACCCCATTAGAAAAAGAGATGAAGTAACTACCAGCGAAGCCATTTTGTATATTATTGAGGTGAAATTCCGCTATATGCTGGTCAATTAAAGCCCAGTTACAGCCACCTACATAATCTGGCACAAAATAGACATCCATCTCTGGGCTATAGCGGCCAGTGTATAATATTTGGCTAGGGCTTGTTCTGTCGTTAATATTAAAAGCTGGTATAGCTTGCGGCTCATTCCGTCTAGTATCCGCCCAGTCGGCACAAATATAATATTCCGTAACTACCCCCCTAGCGTCTGGTTTAGCGGCTCTAAGCCGCTCTACTGGGATATGGTAGATTTCAGCAATTCTAGTTCTATCTTGGCTCCATACAATATTAAGAGCAAAACCCCCCTGTAATTTAAAGTCAAAAGCTACTTTTTTTAGCAGCTCGTGCATAGTTTCCTTACTATTTGGGTTAGTTAAAAACTGGTTAGCATAGTATACCTGCTTGTCGTCCTCGTTTTCGTGTTCAACAATTATATCCTCGCCAGCTATCATAGCACTAGTAGCATTAATAATAGCAGCGTGGGTACTAGAATTGTAAAATAAATCAATTAAGAATTGCGGATATAAATTAATATTATCCTCTGTTCCGTATTGTATCCAATCTTTGGCTATAGTTTCCCTTACTTGCGGGGCAGTTTGTGTTTCTAAATTTACATTTAATATCTTATCCATTTGCTTTTATTCTGTATATACATAGTTAGTATTTACTTGCTTATGCTCTGTATAGGTAATATTATCTCCACCTGTTACTAGCAATTTTCCTTCCTCTACAGCTAAACCTAAAACTCCTTTTTCTACTGCTGGCTGGGGTCCGCTAGGCTCCTCGTATTGGCCTGTATTATCATAAGGTGCATACCCTTTACTTACTACATTAAAGCCGCTTACTTCTATTCCGTCTGGGAAGTGTACCTCGTATATTATATAATACCAGCTGCCTGCTGGCTCAAAACATACTTTACCAGCGTAAACATCTTGCTGTGCTTCTGTAGCTACACTTTCTAGCTTTATTTTACTCCATTGGTAAGTAGGCCTAGTATTACCATAATCGGTAATAGTTTGGGAATAGCCATAAACTACCCTACCCGTCATATCACTTTTTAAATATATCAAATAAATATCTTTATTCCTATTTATTTCTTTAGTGCTAACTTGGTTAGTTCTTTGTACTGGCCTTGTATTAAGTTCTTTAGTGCCTGTATTTTGTGTTATAATTATCATAGTCCTTAATAAGTAATAGAAATTATTACTATTTATTTTATTATAAAAAAAAAGGGCAGCACTTAGCTACCCCTTTAAGAACATATATAAAATTTTTACTACTAATCTATAACAGTTACTCCAGCACCACCATTAAAACCTGCATTATCAAATGGGTCTGTAGTATAGTCCTCTAGTACCCAAGCTGGGTAAGATTGGTTAGAATCAAAAGTCCATTCATAACCGTTAAAATCTCCCATAGCAGTACCAGCGGTATTCGTACCACCGTTAATATTAGCACCAGTATCAGTACCTATACACATTATAACATTATGCCCTGCTGCATTTTGCTCGTTTAATTCAACGAATACTATTAGGGTATTTTGTGCTATAAGTTTAAGTTCGTTCTGGTCTTCTTTTGTTAGTTTAGCTAGTTTTAAAGTTACACTAGGTGTATAGAATACAGTACCATTATCAGCAGAAGCGTTAATCGTTTCTGTATAACTACCTGCACCTCTACGCATAGCATATTTATAAACATTAGCTACACCGTTAAAAGTTGTCATTTCACTATTAGTATCAGCTGTAGTAGCTGTAGCAAAATCGGCAAAGTATACATTTTTTACTCCGCCTTGAGTTGTAAGGCAGCCCCCAAGCCCCCTACCTCTGGTTAAATCACAAGGTGTACTCATATTATTATTTTTTATTAGGTTAAGTATTGCAGGGGTTTTAAAGCCCCTGCTTTACTATAATTATTATTTACTACTTATTACTTTTGCCAAGTAATGTCCTTAGCGTAACCAGTTTGTACACCAGCAGCATACTTAGCTACTAATCTAATATTATCGCTACCGTCTATATTAGCCATATCTAGTACTCTGATTTCCGTTTCATCTGATAATAAATCAGTTCCAAAGAACATATTAGAAGCCGAAGCTACTACCGCATTATCATCTGGCATACCTGGACATACTGCTATCTTAACCCCCTCAAAGAATGGTGTATAATCGTTATTCATAGAATAAGCGTTTACATAACCTGCTGCTGAAATTGCAGATATATACATTCTGTAAGCTTTAACACCCATATACATATAAACATCTTCTGTAATTTTAGAGTATACAGCACTTGGTACCGCTGCTAATAAAGCTTGTAAGTCATCTATAATAGTAGCTACTGCATAAGCACCACCAGTCGGTGCTGGTGCAGCTGTAACAGCGTCAGTAATAAAAGCACCAGTACCAGCAGTAGTAAACCCTTCAAACTGCCCGTTAGTAGCACCTGCCCCAGTCCATATATTATTTTCTGTAGCTTCTCCTATAATACCTGCTATATGAGAAATTAAGAAAGATGAAAAGTCAGCACCCATATTTGTATTCCACTGCCCTGCTTTCATTTGTAGAGCTTGCCATTCCTTAATCAAATCTTTCTTACAGATTTCATAATTAACTTGTAACCTTTTAGGCTCTAAAACCTTGTCCGTCATTGTTAATTTTCCTTCCGCGTCCCAATCACAAGTTCTGTCTTTTACCATATGGTATTCCCCACCGTGTCTACCACCAGTTACCTGTGTTATGTTTCTTTTATACTTAATATTCTCCATTGGAGTTAAGTATTCTAATGATTTTGCTGATTTTAAAGCAGCTGCAATATAACGACCAGCGTGGTCGCCTGTAAAATTGCTATTCACATCTAATTCACTTGCCATAATTTTTTTATTTTAATTTATTAATACTATTGGTTATTTACATTATAAGCAAACTTCTCCGCTGTAGTTAGTTTGTTATATTCCTTTCTACTTAATTTAGCAGCTGGCTTATTAGTGCTAAATTTATTTAAGTTTAGTTTACTTGCTGCTGCACTTTTGTTAAGTTCTACTAACTGTGCTTTTAATTCATCATTTTCTGCTTTTAAAGCTTCAAATTCTGTTACTTCTGTTTTCTTAATAGTTTTAGGTGTAGCAGTTTTCTTTTCTTTTTTAGCTTCTACTACTTCCTCCTCACCACCTACTTTAGCTTTTAAATCTGCAATAGCGTCCTCTAGGTTTTTAATTCTTTTCTCCATACCTTCCCAGTCGCCTACCTTAGCTTCGTCATCATCTGTACCTGTATCCTCGCCTGCTTCTACTACCTCAGCTGCTTCATCGTCTGTTTCCTCGCTTGGTGCTTCTTGTTCCTCAGTTAATAATTCTGCTACTATACCGTCCTCCTCAACAGTAAAACCTACTCCGTCCTCTGTTTCGTAAGCACCTACTGGTAAAGGCATTGTAGTACCGTCCTCAGTCATAATTGCTATATCTACACCTACTTCTAATTCTGGGGCACTGCTTACTACAATAGTACCGTCAGTTAATTTTGCTTGCCACTCTAATAATGTTTTTTCAATTCCTAGTGCGGTTAATATTTGCTGCTTTAAGTTTGCCATAATAGTTTCTTTTTTTTTATATATCCGTTAATTAGTAAAGTACTTATTTATTTTTTATTTGATTTTTATAAAATATTTACACTGTTAGCCGCTGTAGTATATTTTTTAGTATCTACTTTTACACCAAGTGCCTTAGCTGCATTTTGAAACGACTTAATAGCGTTTTTAAACCTTTCCTCAAAAGCTATTGCATTACCCGCAGCCGCTTCTATTTGCCTTTCTCTAACCCCCTCTACTTCTAAAGAATTATTATATAAATTTTCTAGCTGGTAATATTTATTCTGTGCTGTATTAGCTTCTTTTTCTGCTGCTTTTAACCTTTTTACATTGTCTGACTTAACTTTTTCTACATTTTTATTAGCGTCATTAAACCTTTTTTCTGTAGGTTTTATTTGTTTTTGGTAACCTATTCTAGTATTAACCGCATCATCATAAAGTGCTGATAATTTACCATTTTCTTTAGATAATTTTTTAGCATCTGCTAACATTTTGTCTAAAGTTTTTAAGTCACTAAGTGCTATATACCCGCTGTGCTTTTTTTGGTTTTCTTTTATAGTGTTTACCGTTGCTGTAAATTTTTCTAAATTCATTTTAATTTTCTTTTATAATGTTTAATAATTCTTTAAGTAATTCCTCGTTAGTTGGCTCTGCTGGGGCACTTAGTTTTTCTAGCTTATCTACAAAATATCCCTCGATGCTTAAACCCTTTAATTCTCCGCCTTTAATTCTTTCCCATATTTCCTCGTTCTCTATTTTCATTTTAACAAACCAAGTTCCTATAGGTAAATCGTATCCATATAAACTGCTTTTATCTTGTTCTCCCTCTTTTATCCAGCTTTCTACAGTTAATACACCTGCTATTCTTTCCTCGTGCTGTGCTGTAGCTTTATGGTGGTTATTATACCTTAAATACATCTGGCTAGCTTGCTCGACTGTTTTTTTAGAAAAATAAACATAATATTCTGTATTAGTAGCAGCATCAAACCTAAAGATATTTTTATTAGGTATAAGTGCTGGGGATACTAACATTCTTTTACTTTCGTCTGCTTTAGCTAAAGTTAAGTTATTTTTACTTTTATTAAAGAAAACAAAATTTTCCTCTATAGCTGGTTGGCTTACTAAGCTTATAGCATCAATACTTAAAGCTTGGTTATCATCACTTATTACAAGTTCTGTAATTCTAGTTACTTTGTCTACTAGTTTTTTAGCATAGTTACTGCTTTTAGGGTTAGCTTCCTCGCACTGTTCTTTAGTTGCATATTTACAGCTACCAGTTTCTCCCCATTTATATTTCTCGTCTTTACATTTTTTACAAGGCATAATTAGTAATATATTTAATTAATATTTATCTTATTTTTATACGCTGGCTCTCCGTCTTATACCAGCTAATTGTTCTTGGCTATCTGTCATATCATCTGTTACTACATATGCTCTAGCTGCTTCTGGCTCCTCACCACCGCCTAGTTCAAAAGCACCCCCTACCATTTGCGGTGCTACAGTACCCTCGTCTGCTGCCGCCCCTGCTGCTTCTGCTAAATCTGGTGCATCACCACTAAGGCCACCACCACCTCCACCGCTATCAGTACCACCGTCTGGGGTAGGTGTAGGTGTAGCATATATTTGTTTCACATTTGCAAAACCACTAACTAACGCTGCTGCTGCTGCAATACCCCCTAAAACGGGTCCCACGAATGGTATCGGTGCTAAACTGGCAAAAGCACTAGTCGCACCTTGTAGGGCACTTACTGTAGCCGCTGCTGCCGCTGCCGCTTTACCTGCTTTACTTTCTTTTCCTACTATGGTAGCTATATTGTTAAAGGTATCGGCTGCTAAGTCCATTTTACCTTTCATTTCCAGCTTATCCATTTTCTTTTTAGCGTCCCTAGCTTTTTTATCTAAATCGGCTTGCTTTTTATCATATTTTTTATTTATTTCTGCTATTATAGCTTCTTTGTTTTCAAAGTTTTGTACTTCGGCTATAGCAGCTGCTCGCTGTATTTCTAGTTCTTTAGCAGCTTTTTCCTCTAAGTTAGTAATACTATCTAACATATTTTGCTGCTGTAATTCAAATAAAAAGTTTTCTTCCTCTACTTTTTTAGCAAAAGCTTCCTCATCTAGTGCCTTTTGTTCCTCTTGTAAAGCTACTAAGTTTACTAACTGCTCACTCCTAAAGCCAGTTATTTGTGCTTCTATTGCTGCCCTTTCGTTTATAGCTTCTGTTAGTGCTACCTGTAAATCTATATTTTCTTTATTAGCTGCTAGTTCTTGCTGGGCTGCTGCTATTTTAATATCTTGCTGTGCTAACATAGCTTCCGACTGCTCGTCTAATATCCTACCCAGTTCCTCGTTAGCTGCAATTCTTTCGGCCATACTTAAACTAGTATCATCTCTTATTTGTCGTTGTAGCTCGGCCTGCCTGTCGTATTTTTCAATTAAGCCCTGTATCTCCGCTGCTGCAAGTTTAGCACTGTTTTGGGCTTCTGTAGTGGCCTTAGCCATTTCTATATTAGCTTTTACATTAATTTGGCTTATTCCCTCTACAGCCATTGTACCTATAGCAGTTATTTCGCCTACAGCGTCCCCAAAGTTTGTAACAATATCAGTACCTGCTTGTACTGCTTCGTCAGCTACTTCTTTTAAACTGGTTTTAGTTTCTTGTATACCAGCTTTTAATTCTTTTATTTTACCCTTATCCCCACTACCAAAAGGCGACTGTTCCCAAGCTAACTGCACTTGCTGTACACCTAATTTAAGGCCAAAAAAAGCAGCTTTAAGTGGTGTTAAAGCTAAAGTTACTAGGCCGCTCATTACTTTACCTAAGCCATTAAACCTATCACTACTAGCTGTAACCCATTCTACTGTATCTATTAATACATCTACGATTTGATTAAAAGTAGTACTAACTGCTGTTACTATGGTATTTATAGTATCCATAGCTTTTTGGTTTCTTTCTACAGCTGCTTTAAGTGCTGCAAAAATTGCCACTAGGGCACCTATACCTAAAGCTTTAAAAGCTGTTCCTACTGCCTTTACACCAGTGCCTAATAAAGAAAAACCTTTTTTACCGTCTGCTGCTGCTTTACCAGCGTCCTTAGCAGCTGCTTCTAAATTTTTTAATTCGTCTACTGCTTCTTTCCTATCTTGGTTTAATTCTTTTTGGGCTATTTTTTCTAGCTTTAATTCTGTAGTAGTATCAGCTATAGCTTGCTCTAGTTCATAATAACCAGCTGCACCAGTTTTAGGGGTTTCCCTTAACTGTGCTTCCATTTTTACTAAATCTTTTTCTAGTCCTAAAACTACATCTCCTTGTATACTTATTTGTTCGTTAAGTTCGTCTACATCTGCTGTAGCTTGCTGTACAGTTTTAGCATAAGTAGCTGTATCTTGGGTAGCTTTACCTATATTACTTTTTACTTCAAAATCTATTACTTCTGCCATATCTTAAAAGGTGTTAATCGTTCTCGTTTCTAATAAATCTATTTTTAAATTATATGTAAGTTCTAGTTCTGGTAAGCCATATACATTAACCTGTATATCTCCAAAACCTGTTTCCTCATCTCCTAACTGTAGTAGTGCTGGGTAAGTCCAGCCCTCTGGTGCGGGTCCACAGTCTATACTACTACTTACATTACAATAAGCAGCCATATTATTGTTATCCATAGTAGCTACTATTCTTTGGTTAAATTGCCAGTTATCGCCCCCTGCTTCTTTTATTACTGTGCCTAGTATATCAAATATAATAACGCTATGGCTTTGTACAGGTATAGGTGCACCACTTACACCGCCTACACCTGCTATAAAAGTACCACTACCACCAGTTCTAGCTATACAGTGTATAGTACTACTTTGTGCATAACCATTTAAAGTAACTGCTTCGCCATAATTACCACCACCTAAAGCTATTTCGCCTTGCCTTTGTATTTTAGCATAGCTACCGCTTACACTTACATTATGTAAATTATCGTTTATTTCATTTCCTTTACCAGTTACATTACTGTTCTGTACCTGCCTACCTATTATATTATCTGACCCATTTACATCATTATAAAAGCTTCCCTCTTTTATTTCGTTTCTAACCCCCTCATTTTTATTTCCTACTGTTAGGGTAGTTTTCATTACAGTAATTTGCTGGTCGCTTCTAAAAGCTTCACAGGTTTTAGTTTGTGCATTCCATTTATACCCATAAGCTATACAAGTTGGCTCATTTGCATTACAGTCGTTTGTACCATTAGTAAATACTACTTTACCTGTTTGTAATATTCTGTCGGGTTTTATATTATGGCCTTTAAGGTATTTCATTATGGTATTAGTATTAATTGTACTTTAGCTAGTACACCACTATTATATTCTATTTTATTAACCCTGTACTCTCTATTCTTAACCATAATAGTATCGTAAAAATTCCATTCCGCTATATCCTTTGGTGTTAATCTCATTTTAAGTGTAACCATTCTACAGTCGGGGTTATACAGTGCTTCATAATATGGCAGCCAGTAAGTATTAAATAAGTTATCTGTAGGGCTAGTTCCTACTGGTTGTACAAGTGGGCATTCCCCAAAGTTTAAATCTTGGGTAGTAGGGCTAGTAGCGTTCTGTTCTGTTAGGTGCGACATTCTACCATATTCGGTATAACTTTCTGCTAAAAAACCTAAGCCCCACCATACCACATATTCTAACTGTACACCTGTATTATTATTAGGTGTATATTTTAAACCCTCGTCAAATAATATTCTTGGCTTATTATCAAAACTGGCAAAAGTGCCCTCGTCATCTGCTTTGTATATATGGCTACAAATAAAGTCGGGGAATAACATTGTTAAGGGTGCAGTCATTGTAGGTGCAAAAGGTTTAGCACTTACTGTCTTACTGCCTGTTAATAAACTAAAAAACTGGCTACCTGCTTCCCAAGTTTTAGCCCCGTATAAATAACCACCTAAAGCGTTTTTATACTGTGTAACCCTATAATCGCTTTCGTCCTCCTCGTATGTAAATACGGTTTCTTTAGGTATTTTATTAAGTGGCTGTATTTTAATATTACTAGCGTCTACTTTGCTAGTCCAGTCAATTTGTTTACTATCTGGGTTATTTAAAAATATATCCGCATAAGGCTCTATTATTAAGTGCTGAGGTGTAGTAGGGCTAGGCATTGTAACTAGGTTAAACATATTTTTAATTCCTAGCCAAAAATCATACTGCTTTAGCTGTGCTCTTTTACCACTTTGTAAGAAAGATATATTACTTAGCCCCCCAGTAACCATATACATAATCTTTTGCTGTTCTGGGTTATTATAATTATTTTCTAAAAAATCTTGCTTCCAGCTACTTACCTGCTCATTAGTACTAAGCCATATACTACCACCGCCACCACTTTTTTGAAATTGAAATTCTACAGTGTCCCCAGCTTGTAAATTAAATATAAGCCATAAACTACTAATCCTACCTGCCCCACACTGTGCATCACTGGCTAAGGTTATTGGTGCATTAGTACCGTCTAGTGCACTACAGTCGGGGCTACCACCGCCCCACATTAAAGTATTAAAATTAATACTTCCACTATTAGGGTAATATGGTACACCTGTAGCTATTGGTGTTACCTTTGCCCGCCACTGCCCAGCACCGTTAAACCAAGTTCTATAAAAACGGGGCACCCCCATAGTCATTAATTCACCGTCATTTTGCATAGTAAATACACCAGTACTACTATCATAAGC